GGACTGACGGGGGGCAGGTCACATCCAGCGCGCGATCTGGTGCGAGAACTTCATTAGCCTGCTCGACTTCGGACTGCTTGACTTTGGCTTCATGCCAAATTTGGCGAAATGAATGAGACGTCTTTTTGGGAGCGTCTGATTTCGCAGCCCTTTGCGCCGCAACCCATTCTCTTTGCTGGCGCAAAGATTCCTCCAAGCTCAACTCCTTGAGCCCTACCGGATTGACGGGGGCAAAGCGCGCCTTCGACCGAGCCGAACCGATGACAAATGCGCCCACGGACAGACACCCAAAAAGCAGCACTATCCCGATGCCAGCCTCGCGCATGCTTTCCAGCGTTTCACCTGGCTGGCTCACCGTTGGATTGGTCATCATCGAAATGCCGACCGCCACGGGCGCTAACAACAGGCTGGCCGCACCATCCCAACGAGAATGACGCTTCAGGATGGAAGGCTTGATCAACATGAGAAGGCCACAGATCAAAGCCGCCGCACACACCACCGGCGCAAAAAGGTCGATCATGCCTTCTTGGCCCTCACATCATCCAGAAGATCGTCACCCCGCTTAGCTGGAGTAATTGAAGACTGTTCCATATAGCCCCTGCACACACCTCAAGCACCTTACATGCCACCGATAATGGCGAATCAAGGCGCATAAAGCTTTGTGAAGCAAGGCAATCTGTCAGGCAACGTTTTGACAACAAACAGCCAAAATGGATGTTTATTTGGAAGGCATGGCCAAGATGACCCAGCAGCCAAATGCCATGGGCCTTCACATTTTCCGGCCGATCCAGATCACGCGGCCTACTACATGGATTTCGTCTTCGGCGGCCTCGATGGGGGAGACTGCCGTGTTGTCGCTCATGAGCAGGAAGCTGCCGGTGGCGGTGCGGCGGACGCGTTTGATGGTGGCTAGGTCGCCATAGGCGATGGCCCAGATGCGGTCCTGGCGTGTGATGATGCGATCGGCGCGGTTTACCAGGATGTCGTCCTCGTCGAGGATCGTGGGCATCATGGAATCGCCGTCGCCTCTCGTCAGGAAAACATCGGCGGGGCCGTAGCGCGAAATGCGGTCGAGCCAGTCCTTACGGAACGGGACCATGGTTGTTTCGATTGGGCCGTCGATGAATGCGCCGCCGCCCAGTGCGAAGTCGAGGTTGATCTCAGGGATCAACTTCATCCCTAAATGTTCGGCGATTTGCTCAGGTGTAGGAGCAGGCAGCGCCCCGGCGGATGGGTCATCAATCTCACCAGAGAGATATTCCGCCGTGGTGTGCAGAACGCGGGCAAACCGATGAAGGTGAGATGACCCCGAGCTGATGCCCGATTCCAGCTTGCCGATAGTAGCCTGCGAGAGGCCAACAGCCTTGGCGAGCTGGGTTTGCGACAACCCCAACTCTGCCCGTCTGGCTGCAATTCTCTCACCGATGCGCATCACACCTAGATATTCCAAAAGGAATAGCTCGATACCCTCGATATGCTATTGACCAAAATATTCCATATGGAATAAGAGATGGGAATGGAGACAGCATCCACCCCGTTTGACGCCCTGTCACAGGCAATCGCGCACGTTGGCTCACAGTCAGCCTTGGCCCGCATTTGCGGAGTAGGGCAGTCGACTGTCTGGAAATGGGTTCAACAGGGCCACCGCCTCCCCGCCGAACACGTCCTCACGGTCGAAACGGCCACCGGCATTCCCCGTCATCTCCTGCGCCCCGACATCTACCCGGCTGATCTTGGCCCTTCGCCTGCCTGGAAAGGTGTAGATCAGGGCGCACGGCGCGTCTCTTTCAATCAGAACAGCACTTTGCAGGAGCGTGCAGCATGATCGGCGCAGCCTGTCAGAAAGGAACGATGCATGACGTCGCCGCCTCAGGAATGGTCCCTCACGGCTATTTGTTTCGTACTGATGCTTCAAAGTTTTGGCTTGTCTTCAATGATCCTGCGCTTGCAACGGATCGTCTTCAAGCTGGAGGATATCGTGAGAGACAGCCAGCGCGGAGTGTCTACGCCGGAAACCTGAAGGAACAGCTTCCGTGCCCTTCTGGCCTTGATCATGAAGTCGAGCGAAATGGTATCGTAGCGGAGAGCGCGGCATGACCAAACGTCGCGATCCCCTCACCTTTCACCGCGCGCTGACGGTCATTGCCGGGCACATCGGGTGGGACAAGTGCGCGATGATCGTCGGGCGCAGCGAGCGTCTGGTGCGCATGTGGTCCGACCCGGATGCCGACAGCGAGATCTCGATCATCGACGCGCTGCGGCTCGACAAGGCCTTCCTCGCCGCCGGGGGCGATCATGCGCCCCTGCATCGGGTCTACAGCTTTCAGGTCGATCTGGAGGCCGCCGCGGGCGATCTGTGCATGACGCGCGCCGCCGCCTCGGTCGCCAAGGAAAGCGGCGAGGCCGTGGCCGCGCTGCTCGATGCCGCGCTCAATCCCGACGATGCCCAGGCCCTTCGCCGCGCCCGCAAGGAAGGCGAGGAAGCGCTGGCCGCCCTCACCGATGGGCTGGCCGCGCTGGGCCGCTCGCAAGCCGGAGCAGCCTGACCCATGGCCTCGCTGCCCGATCCCGGCCACGATCCTCTGGCCCTTGGCCGGACCGACCGCTTGCGCTGCCCGCACTGCAAGTTTGCCGGGCGCCGCCGGTCGAGCCGCGAGATCACGCCGACCCATCGCGACATCTACTACCAGTGCACGAACCTGTTTTGCGGCCATACGTGGAAGGCCAGCGAAACCTACGACTATGGCATCGTGCCCAGCGCCATCCCCGATCCGCGCGTGACCCTGCCCCTGCGCGCCGTGAGCCGTCAGGACGCCATGGAGATCACCCGCCCCCGCGACACGGCCCAGCCCGAACTGTTCGACAGCGCCTGCCCGCCCGAGCTGCCCGGCTGATCGCCCCTCTTTCCTGACCGCCGCCACAGTTTCCGCTTCCCCGCCGCCGGACCTCGTTTCCGGCGACGGGAGAGCCTTGCCCGAAAGGACCGCCTCCATGCGTCTTTCTGCCCAATCACAGCCCGCCAGCTTCGAATGCAGCTGCGGCAACGAACACCGCGCTGCCGACGGCCTCCTGCCCATGGGCTGGACCGCCCGCCACGGCGCCTGCTGGTGCCCTGACTGCACCCGCTCGGGCGCCCCCGCCCGCCAGTTGCTCCATGGTGGCACCCGCCAGCGCCGGAGGGCCGCCTGATGCTGCGCCCCCGCTCCCGCCGTCTTTCGCGCAAGGCACGCGAGGAAATCCGCTACCAGCACGCGACCCACCGCCTCCAGCGCCATCGCGACGACCTGATCGATGCATCCGAAGCCGTGGGCGTAGGTGGCGTTGTGCTGGGCGTGGTCTGCGTCCTGTGGATGCTCACGCGCTGCGGCCCGACGCTGCTGCCCGGCCTGTTCGGATGAGGGCCGCCATGAAAGACCAGCTCACCATCCCCGTCCCCCTGCCCGACGAACATCGGGCCGCCGACGAGCGCCTGGAACACGAGATTGAACGCATCGAGCGGCTCGAAGAGGAAAAGCGCGGGCTCAGCGAGGATATTCGCGACGTCTACAACGATATACGCGCCGCCGGATACGACACCAAGTGCGTCCGCCAGATCGTGCGCCTGCGCCGCATGAAGCCCGAAGACCGCCGCCAGATGGAAGCCATTCTCGACGTCTACAAGAACGCGCTGGGGATCGACTGATGCAGGCCACACCGTCCAAATTCCGCCAGAGCGACATTCGCCGCGCCATCGGCGCGGTCGCCGGTATGGGCTTTGAAGAAATCCGCGTGGCGATCCGCCTCGACGGCAGCCTCGAAGTGACCGTGCGCCGCAATGCGCTCGATGCCGACCGGTGCGAGGAACTCGACTGATGGCCCGTCGCTGGCTTCCGCCGAACGTGACCGCCTTCAAGGATCGGCATGGCAAGACACGCTACCGCTTCCGCCAGACGGGCAAACCGTCCTGCTACCTTCACCATGCGCCCGGCACCCCCGAGTTCATGGCAGAATATCATGCTGCACAAAACGGCACCATGCCGCCGCCCGAAGAGCGCTGGCCGCCCTTCACCTATGACGCGCTGATCACCAGCTTCTATCAGAGCCCCCGGTGGATCGACAGCAAGCCTTCCACCCAGAAAACCTATCGCAGCATCATCGAACGATTCCGCGCCAAGAATGGCGGCAAGGACGTGCGCCGAATCACCACGGCCGCGATCGAGCGCAAGCTGAGCCTGATGCGCGACACGCCTGCGGCTGCCAACAATCTGCGCAAGGTTCTCGCCCGGCTGCACCGCCACGCCATCAAACTGGGCTGGCGACAGGACAATCCGGTTGATGCGACCGACAATTTCCGCACCGGCAAGGGCTTTCATCCCTGGAGCGAGGCCGAAATCGACGCGTTTGATGCGCGCTGGCCCTTCGGCACCCGCGAACGTCTGGCCAAAGAACTGCTGCTGGCTACCGCACAACGCCGGTCAGATGCGCTCAAGGTCGGCCCGGCCAATCGGCAGGGGGACGAACTCGTCCTCTATCACAGCAAGAACGACAGCGGCACGATGGTGCCCATGGGGCCGGACCTGCTCGAAGCCCTGCGCACGTTTCCAGGGGGCACGACAGCCTATCTGGAAACGCAGTTCGGAAAGCCCTTCACCTCGACCGGCTTCTACAACTGGTTCAAGCGCGCCTGCGTCAAGGCGGGCATCGGGCATTGCTCGCCCCACGGCCTGCGCAAGGCAACGAGCCGCCGTCTGGCCGAGGCTGGCGCAACCGTTCTCGAAGGCCGCGCGGTGACCGGACACAAGACCGATCGCGAGTTCGCGAAGTACGCCGAAAGCGCCAACAAACGCGCCCTTGCAGGCAAGGCGATGTCTAACGTCCACAAAAGGTTCGCCAAAACCAGCCCCGAGGAGGAACCTAAGTGATTGGTTTTATTATGAAAATTGAAGTACTGGTGGTGGACAGGGCTAGATTCGAACTAGCGTACGCTTGCGCGGGCAGATTTACAGTCTGCTGCCTTTAACCACTCGGCCACCTGTCCACACCAGATTTGCCGGTGCTGGGACTTCCTTTTTCAAGGACTTCCCGCCTTTGAATGGACCTTTTCGCTAGAAGCGAGCCAGTCCGTCCGGCCGAGTGAGGGCCATTTGGCGAACGATCGCTTGCCTGTCAATGGGGGGGGTGGCTAAGGGCGTGACAGTTTTTTGATTTTATACACAGGTGTTCGCATGCCCCGCCACGATGATGATAACAACAACCGCCAGGACAGTGGCAAAAAGGGACGCGCTCTGCGCGGGCGGGCCGGGCGCAACCAGGGGGGGCGCGGGTCGGGCCGCGGTTCTGCCGGGACCGTGCGGCTCTGGGGGCGCCACGCGATTGAGGCCGCCCTCACCAACCCCAACCGCACCGCCAAGAAGCTGTGGGGCACGCGCGAGGCGATTCAGGCCATGCTCGATGACCATGACGCTGAATTGCCGCGTGAACTGCCGGTGGAATATGCCCAGGCGGTCGATCTGGCGCGCCTCGTGGCGCGCGATGCGCCCCATCAGGGTCTCGTGCTCGAATGCACCCCGCTCGACGATGTGGCGCTCGATGAAGTGCTCGAAGAGGCCGAGGGACGCACGCTGGTGATTCTCGACCAGGTGACCGACCCGCACAATGTCGGCGCGATCCTGCGTTCGTGCGCGGCGTTCGACGTGGCCGCGCTGATCACCCAGGATCGTCATGCCCCGCCCGAATCGGGCACGCTGGCAAAGTCCGCCTCGGGCGCGCTCGAAGTCGTGCCGTGGGTGCGCGTGGTCAATCTGGCCCGCGCGCTCGAGTCGATTGCGGAAGCCGGGTACTGGCGCATCGGCCTCGACGGCGAAGGCCGCGCGACGTTCCCTTCGGCCCTGCCCGCCGGGCCGATCGCGCTCGTGCTGGGCGCCGAGGGCGAAGGCATGCGCCACAACGTGATGCAGCATTGCGATTCCATCGCCCGCCTGCCGATCAGCGGCGCGGTCGAGAGCCTCAATGTCTCCAACGCGGCGGCCATCGCCCTCTATGCCGCCGCCACGCGCGAGACGGCCGAGGACTGATCCTTTCGGCAGAAACAAAAAAAAGGGCCGCGTCGATCCTGTCGACGCGGCCCTTTTTTGTGCGCAGCAAAGCTGTGGGAAAAACTTAGTTCACGGCGTCCTTGAGGCCCTTGCCGGCCTTGAACTTGGGCTGGGTCGAGGCCTCGATTTCCATCGGTTCGCCCGTGCGCGGATTGCGGCCCGTCGAAGCCTTGCGCTTGGCCACCGAGAACGTCCCGAAACCAACCAGACGCACTTCATCGCCCTTCGACAGCGCCTGCGTGATCGCGTCGAACACGGCTTCCACCGCCTTCATCGCGTCGCCCTTGGGCAGGCCGCTCGCATCGGCGACAGCGCTGATCAGATCGTTCTTGTTCATGTGCGAAAACCCCTAGTTCTTATCGGAGAAAATGCCTTCGGACTCGTCTTTTCAGATTGCCGGGAAGAGAGCCGAGAAAGAAATGCGTGTCAAAGGCAAAAGAGCGCGATGACCCCAAATTATGCCCGGAATCCGGCACGTTCGCGCTCATGCAAAAAGCCGCACGCAAGGTCTGTGCGTGCGGCTTTTCGTGTTTCATGCCTGCATGGGAAAGCCTGGACGGGCTCCCCGAACGGTCAGTGTGCGGTTGCACCCGCTGCCCCGCCCGGCGCGATCGGCGCGGCGGGTTGGGTGGCCAGATCATCGGCCTCGGTCCATTCGATGGGCTCGACCGGGGCGACGAGCGCACGGGCCAGAACTTCGTCGACATGGGAAACCGGGATGATGTCCAGCCCCTCGCGGATATTGGCCGGGATTTCAGCCAGATCCTTGCGGTTTTCCTCGGGGATCAGGACAGTCTTGATCCCGCCCCGCAGCGCTGCCAGCAGCTTTTCCTTGAGGCCGCCGATGGCCAGCACGCGGCCCCGCAGCGTGACCTCGCCGGTCATCGCCACGTCGGCGCGCACGGGAATGCCGGTCAGGGTCGAGACCATCGCGGTCACCATGCCGATGCCCGCGCTCGGCCCGTCCTTGGGCACCGCGCCTTCGGGAAGGTGGATGTGCAGGTCCTTGCGCTGGAAGATCGAGGGCTTGATGCCATAGGCCGGGCTGCGCGCCTTGACGAAGCTGAACGCCATCTGGACGCTCTCGCTCATCACTTCGCCCAGCTTGCCGGTCGTGCGCACGGTGCCCTTGCCCGGAACGGTCACGCTTTCGATGGTGAGCAGTTCGCCGCCCACTTCAGTCCATGCCAGACCGGTGACCGCGCCAACCTGGTTCTCCTCGTCGGAGACGCCATGGCGGTACTTGGGCACACCGGCAAAGTCGGCGAGGTTTTCGGGCGTGATCGTCACGCTCTTTTCCTTGCCTTCAAGGATCTTGCGCAGCGACTTGCGGGCCAGACGGGCCACTTCGCGCTCCAGCGTACGCACGCCCGCCTCGCGGGTGTAGTAGCGGATGAGATCGCGCAGCGCAGGCTGGGTGAGTTCGAACTCGCCCTTGCGCAACCCATGCGCCTCCACCTGCTTGTCCACCAGATGACGCTCGGCGATCTCGACCTTTTCGTCCTCGGTATAGCCTTCGAGGCGGATGATCTCCATGCGGTCGAGCAGCGGCTGGGGCAGGTTCAGGCTGTTGGCCGTGCACACGAACATGACATCCGACAGGTCGATGTCGAGTTCGAGGTAGTGATCCTGGAACTTGGCGTTCTGTTCGGGATCGAGCACTTCGAGCAGGGCCGAGGCCGGATCGCCGCGGAAATCCTGACCGAGCTTGTCGATCTCGTCGAGCAGGAACAGCGGGTTGGACGTGCCCGCCTTGCGCAGGTTGGTCACGATCTTGCCCGGCAGCGAGCCGATGTAGGTGCGGCGGTGGCCGCGAATCTCAGCCTCGTCACGCACACCGCCCAGCGACTGGCGGATGAACTGGCGCCCGGTCGCCTTGGCGATCGACTTGCCCAGCGAGGTCTTGCCCACGCCCGGCGGGCCCACGAGGCACAGGATCGGCCCCTTGAGCTTGTTGGTGCGCGCCTGAACCGCGAGATATTCGACGATGCGGTCCTTGACCTTGTCGAGCGCGTAGTGATCCGCATCGAGCACGGCCTGCGCGCCGGGAATATCCTTCTTGAGCTTCGAGCGCTTGCCCCACGGCAGGCCCAGCAGCACGTCGAGATAGTTGCGGATGACGGTCGCCTCGGCGCTCATCGGCTGCATGGTCTTGAGCTTTTTCAGCTCGGCCTGGGCCTTGGCACGGGCTTCCTTCGACAGCTTGAGACTGTCGATCTTTTCCTGAAGCTCCTGAATCTCGTTGGCTTCGCCCTCGTCGCCGCCGCCCAGTTCGGACTGGATCGCCTTGAGCTGCTCGTTGAGGTAATATTCGCGCTGGGTCTTTTCCATCTGGCGCTTCACGCGGCCACGGATCTTGCGCTCCACCTGAAGCACGCCCAGTTCGCCTTCCATGAAGGAAAGCACCATTTCCAGACGCTTGAGCGCGTCGGTTTCCGAGAGCACGGCCTGCTTGTCGGCGACCTTGGCGGCAAGGTTGGCGGCGACCGCATCGGCCAGCTTGCCCGCGTCGTCGATGTCGCCCAGTTGCTGCCCGGCATCCTGCGGGAGCTTCTTGGACAGCTTGGCATATTCGGCGAACTGATCGACCACCGAGCGCATCATGGCCGAGACTTCGGTCCCGGTCATCGGCTCCGGCTCGATCGGTTCGACCTGCGCCATCAGCATGGCGCCATTGCCGCCGGTTTCGGCCTGAAGGGTCTTGAGTTCGGCGCGCCGGTGCCCCTCGACGAGCACGCGCACGGTGCCATCGGGCAGCTTGAGCAGCTGGAGCACAGAGGCGATCACGCCGGTTTCATAAAGGTCGTCGCGGTCCGGGTCGTCGCAGCCGGGGTCGAGCTGGGCGAGCAGGAAGATTTCCTTCGAGCCGGCCATCGCGGTTTCGAGCGCGGCCACAGACTTTTCACGGCCCACAAACAGCGGCACGACCATGCCGGGGAACACGACGATGTCGCGCAGGGGAAGCAGCGGGTAGAATGTCATGCGTTCAGTTGTCCGTCCCAGCTGAGAACCCAATGGCGAGCCTCAGGCCTTTCCACAGATATGATCAGGATATGGGGGCCCATGTCTGGCCCCGCAATGCCCAACGGGCAAGACGGCTGGGGATTGGCGAAATTCAGCCCTCCCCGCCCCCGTTTTGCACTGTCCGAGGCCCGATTCTTCAGGGAATCGGGTTTGCCGCCGGAGCCTGGCCGGGCGCAGGAGTGGAAACAGGCGGCGTTGTCGGCGCAGCAGGCTGCGCCGGGGCGGCCGGCGCGACCGGCCCTTCAGATGGAGCCACAGCCGCAGGTTCGCCCGATACGGGGCCTGCCGGCACCGGTTCGGCTGGCGGGGCGACCTTGTGCTTGTGCCCCTTGAGCTCGTCGATCTCGGCCTGGCGCTGGGCGAGGTAGGCGTTCTTGGTCGAAGTGTAGGGGTCGCTGCTCGCGCGGGCCTCGCGGATGCCTTCGTCGGCGGCCAGACGGTCGTTGAGCGAGCGCACCACGAAGGAGCTGGCCACGTAATAGGGGCTGCGCAGCGGGCCACCGACCACGAGCGGCAGGACCATGCGATCCAGTCCCAGACCGATGGCATCGCGCAAGGTCGTCGGGCCGACCAGCGGGATGAACAGGAACGGCCCCGGCTTCACCCCGTAATAGGCGAAGGTATAGCCGAAACCATTGACCCGGTAGGGCAGCTTGAAGGTCCTGGTCTTGGCCACGTCGAGCAGGCCACCAATGCCGATGGTCGAGTTGATCCCGAAGCGGCCCACCGTTTCGGCAGCCTTGCCCGGATGGAGCTGGAGCAGGAAATTGACCGCGATGACCGGCTCGGTCAGGTTGGCAAAGAAGTGGCGCACGGCCGCACGGATCGGGCTGGGCACATGCTTCTTGTAGCCCATCGCGGCAGGCTCGATGATCGCGTGATCGACCGACTGGGCGACCGAATAGCTCGCCATGTTGAGCTTGATCACCGGATCACCCGGAGGCGCCTTGGTGCGCCCTTCGACCACGATGGGGGCGCCCGTCGTCGTCTGGGGCCGGGCCGGGGTTGCCGGCGCGGGTGTTGCGGCGGGCTCCGAGGCAGCCGCTTGCGAAGACACGACCGGTGCGGCTTCAGCAGCGACCGGCGGGGGCGCGGCCATCGCAGCATCGGGGGCAGCATCGGGGGCACTCGCGCCAGCCACACCAGCCGGTGCCGGCTGCCCTTGCGCCGCCTGACTGGCATCCACA